TATCAAACGTACGTTTAGCCCAAGCAATACCTGCAGGGCATATTTTATTTCCTTTTGTTCTTCCTTTAGTAGCCATATCTATCTAGGTGAAAATTCAGACAAATCAAAACCATCTAAGCTATCCTCATTAGACTCAAACGTCTGAGGTGGTAGATTGTTTTTTCTTTGAGTTATTAATTTACTTTGCTCAGTATTTTGTTGACTTATACGTGCACTCTTAGCATCTTCACGCTGAGTTTCTCTACTCTGCAATGCGTTCTCAGATATATCTCTAAGACGCATATTAAATTCAAACTCCTTATCCATAAGTACAGCTTTTAACTTAGCCTCATTATTCATCTTTTCAATATCAAATGCAATCTCCGCTTGTTTAATCTGCATCTTTGCCTGAGTCTCTGCTTGAATTTTTTGCATTGCTGTTTGAGCAGCAAGTTGCTGAGATTTAATTTGTTGTTGAGCTGTAATAGATTGTTTTTGCATAGCCATTTTTTCGTCACGCTCTTGCTTTTTAACTCTCTTAACTTTAAGTAATTGATTAGCAACCTTAAGATTTCTAAGTTCTCGAATATCAATTGCATCTTCTAAATTTATATCGCCCTTAGATAGAGCCATTTGTATATTTTCTTCAAGTTTAGCTTTTTGTTCTTCATCAGGTGATACCTCAATAAAAATTCCAAAGTTATATATATACAAATCATTAACTTCTTTTAGTATACCAACATTGTACTTACCTATCTGATTAGCAAACTCATCTTTAAAGTCTGCATACTCAAGAATGTCAGACACCCTGTAAGTTAATGCTTCAGCTAAGCTTCTATAAATATAAAGACTTGCGTCAAGTATGTGACGAGTAGCTGTGTTAGAGTTTAAAGCTGCTAACTTCTGCACGCCAACTAAGGAATTAGGGTCAGGAGTAGAACCGTCTCTCGCTTCGTTTAAGCCTGTTACAGCACGTATCATTCCTAAGTAATGATTATAGTTGCCGATAAGCATCTGAGTCTTACTAGCCCCTGAGCTTGAAGTTAATTGCGTTATAGGAACTTTACCTTGGTTGTACTCACCTTCCTGCGTGTAGCTTCTACCTATGACACTACCTGTTTGAAAATACAGCCTTAAAGCGTCTTCAGGATTATAAGCAGCTCCTGTACCTAAGTCTACTTCATTAAGACCATCCGCATCAATGTATACACCATCAGGTACTACTCTAGATATTACTTGCTGAAGTTTTAAATGAGTCATCTGAATTAAATCAGCAAATGGTATCATTCTTCTAACTAAAGACTCTATAACACCCTTATACATTCTTGGTGCAACAGCAACATAATTTGGTATAGCGTGCTGAGTAGCTGATTTAGGTCGTACCATATTCTCAGCAAGTTCCCATTTAAGTAATATATTAGTACCCATAACCATAACGCCATCATACCAAACATCAATAGTTTTTTCAATCTTTTCAAAGTTGCCCTCCTCCATCATTTCTGTTGGTGGATTAAATTGGTCATCTTTTTCAATCATCTTAGAACCACCATTGTCATATACCTTCTTCTTGTATACAATTTTCTTTGTGGTCTTGTAATTAAAATACATTATCGTTGCTGTATCTCTATAGAATATATCATTCTCTGAGTACTGAGCTGTATTATAGTAGTTATACCAACTTTGACTATACTTAGATATATTCTCTAAATCTTCGTTAGTTAGGGAGGTATCAATTTTTTTAAGCTCTATAATAGGTAGCGTTTTAATCTCACCCCAATAAAAACAATCTTTAAAATGCGGGTCTTCAGTATAGCTATATACTATATTAGCAGGGTCAACATAATTTATATCTACCCCCGCTCCTTGAAGGAACTCGTGTTTAGCAACACCTATACCTATTACGGTAAGGTCGTAATCAAATCTTTTTCTAAGGTCAACGTAATGATTAGAAGCGAACAAAGTATTAATAGCTTCTTCTTCAGCTATCTCAATTGCAGGCTTATAATTTAAATTCATATATAACGAAAGCTCCTCATCATTCTCAGGCAAATCATCAGGGTCCATAGTGAATGGGTTCATTCCTGTGTTATCCCGTATAGTTGTAAGAACTTCTTTGGCAGCCATCTGCCCTTGAATCATATCTTGATAAGTACTACGCTTCTCTTGAGACATAGCATCTTCAGCATAGGCATTAACTTTAAATAACCTATCTGACATACCATTAACAACAATGTCTACAAACTTTGGAAGTATTGGTACGGGGGTCCAATCTAAATTTAAATAAGACAAATCACCATCAACAGCAAGTTCATTTTTATATTTAGCAATTGATTGTTCACCTCGTGCGTATAATCTTAAACGATTAAAGTTTTGCCATTGGTCATAATATCTACATGAATTACCATCTCGCTTAAACCATTCGTATTGAATAGCTTGACCTATCTGTAGTCCAAACTCATCTGTGGCTTTTTCTGCATCAGAAACAAATTGACTTGGAAATCCTGCAGACGCTATATTAATATTTACCTCTTTCATTTATCTTAATAATTCACTGATTGACCCCTTGTTGTTATATTTCCCAAAGGTAATACTTATTTTTGACTGTTTTTGTTCCGGAAGGTAGACGTGCTTCTGATTTGCCATAATAGCTAAGCCTGAACTTATCGAAGCATCAAACTTAGTCCTATTATTAATATCAAAACGTGCCCAATCTTCTAATGTTTTTGCAAAAGGCATCATACCCATTTCATCTGAGTCCCTATATGCACCACTCATATCTAATCCTATATACTTTTCTATGTAAGACTCTATTGCAGAGGCGTGGGATTGTTTAACATCTTCAGAAGAGTTAGGTATACCACCTAGCTCTTTCTCTGTTTTAGATAACTTATTAAAAATTTTATCAGGTCTATTAAGTGAATACCCTCGATACCCTCTATTTTTAAAGTGATACAGTAATCGTGGTTTGTTATTCTCACATAGTATGGGCATACCGTAAAATATACAAGCCATAAGAACTTCTTCAAAGAAAATCTCTGCAGTCTGTGGTCGAGCTATATATTCTAGAAAAAACTCAGTGCTAGGAGCCTCATCCATATTAAATTTAGTCAACCCGTGTAAAGACCCATTAGACCCCTTACCGCCTACGGTACCTGATATATCATATGAGTCACACCCAAAAGAGCCTATATGTTCATTACCGGGATACTTTAAGCCCCTCTTTAGTAGTACGTTATTTTGTAAATTTTTGTTTGGCACCCAACTAACTAAGAACCTACCCCTTCTGTCAGGGCTAAATATTACCTGAGTGTCTTTCTGACCATCTTTCCAATGAAAAGACCCACGAGTAACGTGGTGGTCAAGTATGATTGAATCGTTGTAATCAATCTGTTGGTATATCTTTGTAAGGTTAAATAAGGAAGACTTACTCTCATCTCTAAATGCGTGAGACTCAGTTCTTGGAAACTGTCGGTAAAATTCATTTAACGCATCAGCATCATTTTTTAAAGAACTAACCTCAGCATCCCAATAATCTACAGCACCATTACTAATCATTTCATTATCCACACCAAGAACAGGCTTAAGTGGTTTTTTAAATACGGGCATACCGTACCTATCAATAAAGCCCTCCATATTCCATTCCATAGGAATAAACAAGGCATACATACCGCTTTTAGTTTGTCCATTAGCATTTCTAGTGTTTACATCTGAGTCTTCAAATAACTTTTTAAAGTTATTACCACCCTTTGATAATGCGTTTGAAGTTGAACCCATCATACACTTACCAATAATTTTACTACCTAACCGCAAACAAGTTTTAGTTACTCGCCAATTATTTAAAATATTGTTTGGCTTAATCCACTTACCGCTCTCGTCATGAACTAGTAGTATTAATTTCTCGCCATCATAAGAGTTGTCATCCGTATTCTTCCAATCTATTGTAGTGTCAAGACCTTCCATCTCGTCATTAGCCACCTCGTGCATATTCTTTTTAGTAATCTTAGATGCAGGAACCCTAAAAGCTAATTCAGTCTTAGGCTTATCCATACCATCTTGTATGGGTTTAAAAAAGAATGGTAGCCTGTTAGCTATAGGAACAACCTTATCGGTAAACATCTTCTTAGCATCAGAACCTGTTTTAGATAATATGCCCACCCTAGAGTCTTTTGCTAAAGTTCCTGAGTTTACTGCTTCTGATGAGCCCATAAAAGAAAATCCTGAACGTCTAATCTTTAAGTACGTCATACCAAAAGACCTCTTATCAGCTTTACAGGCTTCCCAAAAAATAAAAAATATTCTATTAGCCTCTCTGTAGTCGGGATAACCCACATCAATACTAGTCCATTGAAGATACATATAATGAGAACCTGTTATATAGGTAGGCTCCCCTTCATTCATAAACCAATAGCCCTCATCTCTTCTATCAAACTCTGACTCAATATAATCTACCCACCTATCTTTAAATGTAGAAGGCATCTCATTCCATTGAAATATAGAGTTTATTCTTTTCAGTTCTTTTGGAAACTCTTCACGCTCCCAATATTGCTGTGATTTTGTCTTATGTCTTTGGGGTGTCATCTTAGGCTGTGGTGGTAAGCCTACTTTTAATCCTGATATTTCTACTATATCACCTAATTGACCTGTTTTAGATATGTTTACAAAGTCATATTTTTCATTATATCCATATAGCCAACTGCGTACACCATTTTTTTTAGATAGCACACTCTTTGGTACGTAGTCTTTTACTACTCTATATATTTTATTTTGACCTTCGTTCTGCAAATCCTTGTTTAGTGTCTGTTTTCTTTGGTCCTAAAGCTTCTATATTTATATTGTCCTGTTCATTATCAATACGCTTAAGTATCTCAAATGCATCAAATATAGAAAGCTTTTTGGAGGCTGCAGCATTCTTAAGTTTATCTGCAGCTAAATCATCTTCAGGGTCAGGCTTAATAATATCTTCTTTAGCAACTTTTATTAATTGCTTAACAGCTTTATAACCTGCCTGTATAATTTCTTTTCTAAGTTCTACTGAATCCATATTACAACTTTATAGTTACTTGATGGTCAAATACTCTATATAAAGTTTCATCATCAATTATAAATTCATATTCACTGTCAGGAGTAAAGCAAACTTTATCACCACTAAAAACATTATTAGATTTAAGATATTGATTAGGATAAACAACCTCACCCATTAATGGTTCATATTTATAAGATTTTTTTAAAAAACTATCTAAAACTTCTATTGGTTTTACAAAACAAAACCTGTCATGACTATTCCATAAGCCATCTCTCTTGTATAGATAGAATTGGTCGTTATCTACAAAAAACAAGTCTTCCTTAAAGAAACTTTTACCGCTTTGCCGTCTACCCTTCATATCATTATAAAACTTAAATACATTATGATGAACTAATAATGTGTCACCAACCTGTATAGGTCCTTTATACCCCACGGGTGTTTCAACTACAGTAGCTTGTCTATTTGAAAACTTGTGCTCCTCCTCAGAGGTGTTAACAATAAATTCCATACCACCAATAGTCTTGGTGTTGGTATATCGCTTACCCTCTATAGGGCGAACAATAAAATTAAAAGGAGACTTCATGCTAGAAGTTTATATTATACTCGATTGAAATAGGAATATTAGAGTTAAACTCTTTCCACAAAACTATAATATCTTCACGTTGAATCCAAATCTTATATGAAATAGATTCTTTATCGTATTGAATAAGATGTATTTTATGAGAAGCACCAAGGATTTCTTGACCAACAATATAATGCATAGCTCCTGACTTGTAGTCCGGTCCAACAGATATTTTTCTAATATCCATAATTTTAGAATGTAGCTATACCTACTCTTTTCCAAGTATTAGTAGCAGTGCATATATATAAATGAGTAGCATCTGCAGCTATTTGACCTTTAACACCTGTAGCTGTCGCTGATGCAGGAACTGCATTACCATTAAAAAAATCTAAAACAGAACCTACGGTAAAGTTTTTTGTAGATTTAGCAGGAGTTGCATTTAAATCACTTCCTATTAATAAATCACCCGATGCAGGAGCTGTAGTTGTGTATGAACTTATTTTTGGCATAGCTTATTTTTCTTCAGGTGGCTTTATCTCTCCGGTCTCAATATTGATTACAGAATCTTTGCCGTATTTATTAATTAATATATCTTCTTGTTTAGCCGACTCCTCACGAAGACCTGCCATTTTACTTACAAGTGCGTGCTGCTGTAAGACTGTTTCGCCTAGTTGCATCTTGCACTTATTAAATTCTTTTAAAGAACCTTGAAGAACCTCAAGCTCTTCAGTTGTTAAATTTGCCATTTGATTAGATTTAATTTCCTACAAAGATAGGAAATTATTTTTTCTTAATCTTCTCAATAGACCTACCCGCAAAATATGCTCCGTATACTGTTATTAATAAAGTTTGATATATAGGCACATATGCAGGAGCAATACTAAATTCACCGGCATTCCCATCAAATATTGATATCACTACAAACATTGCTGTAAGAAATACACATATTGTAGGTCGTATGTTTTTACTAAGCCAATTATCAGACTTCATGTCAGCTTCCCATCGCTTTGTGACTTCCTGTTGAGCCTGAGACTCAGCTTTTATAAGAACCTCTTTCATAGCTATTTTAGCAGCCATTGCCTCTTCCTTAGAAGTAGAAAGATTGTCTATTACATTGCCAAGCTTTTCTATTACACCGCCCCCTAGTATATCTAAAATTTTACTCATAAAATAGGATTTATATTATCTGCGTACTTATACTTAGTATCGTTATCTTTATCTTTGTAAGCTATAAGAATTTGTTTTCTATTTTTTGATTCCCTTAAAGATATATGAATCCAAGAAAAATCAAACTCATTAATCATTTGGTCAAACTCAATACCACTTTCTATGACCCAATCATATATTTCTTTATTACACATTTGACCTTCTTTCCAAAATTGCAGGTCAAGTGCTTGAGCCTTACAATGTTGCGATTTATATGAGCCCCCAATAGCATGATTAAGTGCTTGAGAACGATAACCACTAGTAACCCTGATAGGACCAAGAGCGTCACGAATAGGTTGCAAAAGATTGGTAGTGATTCTTTGAATATTCGATAAATGTTTTTTCGTAGGTTCATTACTTATTCCTAATCTTTTAGCTGTATTGCTTCTTATAATTTCTGATAATACAAAGTTTTTACTTAATCTCATAATTATCTTTTTCGTGTTTAGTCATTAGATGAAAGTCTTCGTAAATTTTTTGCTTAAGCTCATCTATTTGTTTAGTAATTTGTTCTATATCTTTTTCAACATCTTCAAAGTGTTGTAAAAGTAACTTGTTATTCATTTCAATCTCCAACCTAGTTATTTCTACTTGTTCAGCTACAGGTAGTCGTTTAGCTTCTTCTATATCAGATTGCAAGACAATATATTCACCTACAAGAAGAATAAGTCCTGCTCCTACAGCAAAAAAAGTCTTCACGCTAATAACAAAAGTTTGGTCTTGTATTTCTTTTTCATCTACCGCCATTTCTTTACCTCTTTAACTATTTTTATAATAGTAAAAGTTAAGGCAGCGGTCATGGATAAGACTTGAAGCCCCTCATGAATATCAGTTAAAGAAAGTGTTAAAGCACCTGCGTTAGCTAATATTATTTCTGTAGTGTCTTTATCTATTAACAAGTATAACAAAGATTAAAAAGTTTACAAAAAAATCTTTTAACTATAGAGCTTGTGCAATTACAATTGTTACATTTCATGTTATTTATTTTTTACCATTTAACTTTGTCAGCCCAATATGCGGCTGAACACTTTCCTTTAGCTATATTCTTTCCGTGTCTAGCTTTAAACGATTTTCTTTTAGCCTTCATCTTAGAGCCCTCACCCGCTTTTGGTTTACCTGCAGTGCTTGCACCTTGCTGACCAAACCGTATAGTCTTAATCTTACCATTGCAATTTGTTACAACGATGTGGGACTTTTTAGGGTGGCTAGGCGTACGTTTAGGTTTATTTAACCCTGAGACACCGGCACTCTTAATTGAAGCTTGCTTACGTGCTTTATTTATCATTTATTTATATCTCATCTGAGGCGTTATCTCTAATAAACTTATTAACCTCTGTATTTGTCATTAAAGTATTATTAGGGTAAGCTAATCCTTCACCTAACTCTATCAAAGCACTTGTCTCACCTTCTTTCCAACTTACTTCTAGTTCTA